TTTACACCCTCTTGAACGGAATAATAGGAATCTTCTGGAATCCACCAAATATTTTCTACAACTCCACTACTTCCTTGTTTAGCATTCTCTGGTTTACCTCTCCATACATCTGGAAAGAAGAATTCAGGCTCATCATTTACATAGCGACGACTCACTTCATTCCACACGCCACCAACTTGATGCTTAACAAGTTGTCTCGCTACAAAAATAGGAGCTTTAATTCTAAATTGTAGAGAGGTGTGGGCAAACGGACTCCAATGATTGTGCTTAGCTAGATAGGTAATAAGTTTCTGATCCTTTTCGGATAGATGTTTTTCATCATGACCTTCATAAGAGTACACTTTATCATATACCCAATCACTTTCTTTAGCAAAGGACACTCTTGCTGCATTAACAACTGAGAGGTCACTTCCCATAAAGTCTATAAGTTCAACTGATTGTTTTGCTATCTTCATTCTCTGGAAATTCAATGTTATGTTCGTACTTTTTAATTTCTTCTTCTGCTTCTTTTTCTTCTACTTTTCGTTCGATGTATCGTTTCTTATACTTCGACTTCTCCAAGGGCAGATAGGAATTCTTGTCGTCTGTTTTCAATTTCACCTTCTAAATATTCTACAAAATCATACACATTAAGCTGAAGAATGTCCACAATTTCATCAATGGACAACTGTGCAGCAATTTTTTCTTTTAATTCTTCTAAACTAAACTCATACATATGATGTTGTCAAAATGATTTGACTCCCTTCTGTTAATGCTTTATAAAACCTAATAAATCCTTGATAAGCAAGGGCTGGTGGTAAACATAAAGGAGCAAATTCATATTCCACTGTCATGTCTTTATCTTTAAAAAGACTCCATTCTTTTCCACCACTAGGAATTAAGAAATGTGCTTCTGTATAAAGAGCTTTAACATCTGCTTCTTTAACAGCTTTACACACTTCATCATTAATATCTACACCAAAGACAGAAGCAACTACCTTTTCATTTAATTGCTCTAGTTTTCTGTAATCAGGTAACACAGCTTTTAATGGACTAGGAATATCTCCTAAATAGGCTTCAACAGCATCATGTAATAGACCTGCTAATTGCCATTCTGGTGGTAAACGTGCTGCAACAGTACAACTGTGTTCTGCAACAGAAAAGAAACGGGTATGCCCACTAAAACGACACTTATTAGCAAGGGAAAAAGCAATGTCCTCAATGCAAATCTCTTCAGGTTGTGGATCGAGAAAGTGATATTTCTTTCCTGTATAGGTTTCAATGTATGTTTCCATTAAACAGATTTGCCTTCTAACCTATCTGCAACTAGTTTGGCGTAGCCTGCTATATCAATCCAAGAATCTGCATAATCAGGATCACCATTTATAATTCTACCTATTTTATGGTAAATCATATCCAATGATTCTAATTGGTCATCGGCCAATTTTTTATTTCTAGCTACCAGAGCAATACGTGTGAATGACTTTAATTGTTGTGTTATACCGGCATGCCCAGTAAATTTACCATAACGTTCTCCACGTTCTTGTAAAACCTCATCTACATTAGATGGTTGTTTATAGTTCATATCTTTATAATCTTTAATGTCAACTTCTGAAATCATAGATAGCCTTCAAGTTGTCTTTCAAAATGTTCAATTAGTTCTGGATGATTATATTCATAATTATCTGGAATATCTAAAACCATCACTTTATTCTTATCCATAAAATGATGTTCATCTGCTTGCTTATAATTTTCTTCATTTACAAAAATAATCTTATCTGCCCAAGCAATGAGATTTGCACTTAATGGAATTAAGGCATACTCTGTTGATCCACATGAACGTGTATTATAGCCTTTCTTAGCGTATAAATTTGCTCCTGTAGGGCTACGTAGTAGACCAGCAGAACAAACGAATAGAAGACGTTTTGAGGGGCCTTGATATGGATTGTTATATGGAGCTGTTAATGTAAAAATATCTTGTGTTTTAGTCATAAAAAATGAAGGATAATTAAATAAATTAAGAGGTGGAAAGTTATCTACGAACCATTCGATCATGTCGTTTAGCTAGAAAATTAAGGGAAATAAAGCTCTCATCAAAAGAACCATTTTCAACTTCATAAAGCATAATGATTCCACGCCAATGATTATTCCCTTGAATGCCCATGTATTGTTCATTATGGGTGTAACAACTTCCAGCAATAATGGCTGTTAATGCTGTACCGTCTGCTCTATATGCTGTGGCAATTTGTTTGCCTTGTTGATGACCACACACACAAGATTGGTGTCTTTTAGACAAAAGAAGGTTTGCTGATGCAATAGGGAGCTGTTTAACCCCACTAGTTAAGTAGTGGCAAAACACTACATCTTCAATGATTAAAGGTTTAAGAAATGGGATCACTTCCCAATCTTTTAAATATAAATCCTTATAATCAATGATACCTTCTAGCTTTGCATCATTCTCTACAGCACGTTCGATGCGCTGTTCGTGGTTTCCTAATGTGAAGAACATCTTTGGTTGATAGACCCTCTTCTTTTGGAAACGAGCAAGCTCCTGTGCTTGTTTAAGTGGGAGAAGTAGTTGGTACATTGCATTGTTTCCTACTTCCACATCATTCACATACCTACGTCCTTCAAAGGATTTCTTACCAATGTCATAAGAACTTAGGCTAGGCATATCCCAGAAGTCACCAAGACACACAACAATGTCTGGTTTCTTATCTACAATGTATTGACCTATGTGCGTTAAATAGGAAACATCTACTCCTGGTTTAACCTGACAATCTGGAATAACCAGAATAGTCTTAGGCATTAATGTACCTCTTGTTCTTCTTCTGTAAGATCATTAATAAATCCCTTTGCTAAAAGGAAATTAAGACCTAGTCCAATAACAATGTCAGATTCTTCTTGTGAAAGAATTCCTTCAAACTTTACTAGACCTTCTTTTGTTTTTACTACTTGAGACACTTCCATTTTTAACACCTCTTTCTTCTAATGTTTTCTTAGCATGACATGGCTTGCATAAAAGCTGTAAGTTTTCTTTACCACAGAAAAGATTTTCTATGTAGTCATTCCAATCTGTAAACCCAATAACAGGATCTATAACAGGAATAATATGATCTACTTGTACATCTTTCTGTGTGAATTCTTCTTGACAACTGTTACATTTAAAATGCTGGGCAAGACGGCCAGTCTTTTTATTTATTTTCTTTTCTGTTTTTGCCTCATTAACTACAAGATACTTTGGAGGCCAGCGGCCTGTACCTTGTCTTAATACAGCTATGATAAAAGCACGTTTTCTTGCTGGTGTCCATTCGGTATTTGCCAGAAGTCGTTCTCCTTTCTCATAATGTATAGACATCTTCCATTACGTTCTATTAGTCGTAAAGCTTCTTCATCTGTATTATATTCTTGATAAAGACCTAGAACATATTGAAACATTTCTAATTCTGTTTCTTTTTCTTCCAGCGATCTGTAATAGTGTAATATAAAATTAGGCACGGAAGAACGAAACTTGCCGTCATAGCCAGGGATATAATCAGTACGATCACCAAGAATAAGCTGCTTATAAAAGTTAAGTAGTCCTTCACGAACACTAACATATTTCTTTTCTTGTTTTACAAAGTTATAATGATGACCAGGAATTTGTAAAAGATCTTTGTCTATTGAACAACAAATTGTATCTTCTGTTTGGTTAATTCCTAATAGGTCATCTGCTTCTACATCATCAGCTACTTGTGCTTTCCATGTAACAACTAGATGTGCTCTAATCTCTTCTAACCATTTAGGTCTGGTCATTTCTTTTCTATGACTCTTATATTCAGGATACACCTGATGCCTAAAATTAGAAGAACCCCCAATAAAGATTTTATATTCAGAGCATCCTGTTTCATTAAGGATTCTATGAATTAAATCATCAGTTCTATAAAGAGCAATGTCTCTATGTTCATTCTCTGTAACTGCTGCACAACGATAGCTTATAATGTCGCCATCAATACATGCTATCATTGAACAGTTGGATCTTCACCGTGTTCATGAGATGGGGTTGTTTCACCGAAAACCCAATGTACAAATGAATCAGCTACAGCAAGAACTTCTGGAACACTTGGAGGAGTTTTAGTGTTCGTACCTAATAGTGTAATAGCAGAAGCTAAAGAACTTTGCTTTACAATGAGTCGTTGCTTTTCTTTACGTTCAGCAGCTCCTTCAAAATCTCGTGCTGCTGGAGGAGAATATGGTTTATTCGCTGGAGCAGATTCTGCTAAACCAGCAGAAATACTCTTCCATTCCCAATAACCCTTATCATTCTTTTCAGATACAACAGAGAATTGTTGTCCTGTCTTAGCATCTGACACTGTAGCAAATACATCCTTATTTGTGAAGGACATAATCTTCTTTGTCTCCACCTTACCACCTTGAGAGAGATTCTTAAAAGCAACCTCTGCTACTTGATACTTACCCTGTGATGTAATTGCTACATTTAAAATTTCAATATTCATTTATTATCCTTTTTCCATTTCTGCCATATTAGGCCCCCATTTACATTCACACCCTAAAGGTGTTTTCCATTCATAACCAAAAATCTTTTTGATGTTGGGGATTAAATCATCAAAAGTTTTATAGAAGAGTTCTTTACAAAGATCTAGATGCTTGTCTGGAATGTCTAGCACAATACTATCATGCACTGAAGAAACAAACTTAATTTCATCCAGGAGCCCAAGCGACTTAACTTTGTTAAACATAGACACTCTTGCAATCATTACAATGTCAGCTCCAGTACCTTGAACAGGATAGTTTGTGATTGAGTTAATAGGAAGGACAAACTCACCATCTTTATTCTTGGTGGATATAAACCATTCTCTTCCTAAAGGACCAACAATGTTTCTACCTGCTATACAATCAGTATACCATTTATTATGGAGTATGTCAATACCTTTATATTTATTATAGAACATTTCATTGACATTATCCCAATACTTTGCACTGGTACTAACGTGCATGAATTCATTGTCATTTGCAAAAGCCCATCCAGTTCCTCTATAGATGGTTCTGAATAAATACTTCTTAGCTATTAGACGTGAGGGTAGAGAGAAAGCTTTTTGATTGTTTGTATGTATATCTGCTTTACTTACAATCTCTTCTATTCCTACAGCATCTTGTGCTAGTTCAACTAATACACGCCATTCAAGACCAGACGCATCTGCTTGTATTAACATTACTCACGTTCAAGAGCAGCTACTTTATTTGTAGAAGCCTTCTTATAGAAGAAATCACGGCATTCTAAATAAAGATTATAGTCTACACTATGAAGAGCATCAAATAAATCAACAGCTCCAAAACGTTTTACAAAAGCTGCTACATCCATAGCAGCAAAATAGGTTTCTGTATCCTTTGAATAGGATAAATCATTCTGCATTTAAAACCTCGAAATAAAAATATTTAAGCAATCTCCAGCTAAATTTTGCTGATTAGGTTTAGAAGAAGACAAGCGACCTGTAATAGTTACACATTGGTTAAATTGTCCATGAAGTACCCCATCTGTCCAATTATATTCTTGCATACGAGTAAGCATTCCTTTATAATAGGTTGAATTAAGTTTTTCAAGTTTTGCATATTCTAATAAAGGAGCTACAAACTTCTTAGCATTAGGGCCTTTTAGTTTCTTAAGAACATCTTCATTGGTTGCAAAGAATCCTTCCTTGGCAAGATCACTTCCTTTAATAGGCTCAATAAGTCTAGGAAGAGTTGTTTCTTTTTCTACCCATTTATACTTAGGTTGTCCTGCTTTAGCTCCTGTTTTGTAAAAGCCACAATGTTCTTTGAACTCTTCTTTAATTGTTCCTCCATAGAGAAAGGAGGACAATTGGTAGCCAGAACCAAAGTTAATAACCACGTTTGGATACACTTCCTTAAGAGGATCAAGAACTGTTTTAATTTTTTCATCTAATTCCTCTGATGTTTTTTGCATTAATGTTGTGTCTACTTTTAATCCATTCCATTCCATTTCTTGTAGCACTAATAGGTCTTGACAAGCAAGACGAAATAGTTTATACAAAGCTGGTTTTGTTTTGAATTGCTTTACCTGTTCAAGATAGATTTTATAAGTTAGATCTACATCTTGAATAGCATATGGATAGAGAATACCTGTAGGAATTTCATTTGTGTTAATTCCTTTATCCCAATAGTTTGTTTTAATAACATCTATCTTGTGCCCTAATCCATACTTAACAGCAGTTTCTTCTAGAGAAGGATATGTATTTCTTTGATTCTCTAAATAGAACTCTGCTAGTTGACAACACCAAACATTAATGGAGTTTAACGAAAGTCCTTGTCTTCTATACCAATGTAAATCAAACTTAGCATTAAATAGTACAATTAAGGTACATTTCTTAAAAGAGAAATTAAAATCGTCAGTAGTAGTTGGATCACATCTGGTAGGTTCATTATCTATCTTCCAAGCATTACAAACAAGGAAGTTCCTATTATCAAAAGCACTTCCCATATTCCATGTTGTAATCTCTGTGTCAGATGTCAGGATCATCTAAATTTTCGCTATCACTCATCGTAAAAATATGTCATTTGGATTTCAAACACTAGAGAAGGAAGGCCTTCAAAGACTTGTTTATATTGTTCTCTTCTGGTTTCTGCTGCTTCGTATGTTCTATATGTGTCTATTAACACTGGTTCATATTTACCCTCATTAGAATAACGTAACACAGTGTAAAGAGGAGTTCTATTTTTCATTTTAAATATCTTTATACCTTGCAGTTAGTGGTTCAATGAGCACTTGAAACCTATCATGTTTTCTTGCTGGATCTGTGTCTTCATCACCAAAGAGTTTATTCTTAGAAATGTTAATAAATCTAACATTGCCCCAGCCAGGATCATGAATCTTTCCAATTCCTAAAATCCAATCTGCTTCAGCTTGCTTTGCTGTCTTTGCATTGGCTACATGAGCCATTGTTAAATACTTAACATTTTCTCCAGAACCATCTGCTTGACACACAGCAATGATAGGGCAATATTCTTTGGCAAGTTCTCTAGCCCATTGATAAATACTTCCTAATAATAAGTCTTCTCTATCTGCTTTGAATCCTTCAATCTTATCTATCTGATCAATGATTAAAAAGCTAGGATGAATCTCTTCACATAGAAGTTCAATATCTCGTTTGGTATAGGATGTTTGATTAGGAATAAGAAGATGAGACCCTATAAGTGCATTATATTCTTCTTGCCACTTATCTGGATCAGACATAAGCTCTTGCATTGTAACACCAAGAGCTGCTTGGAATTGTCTAACCTTCACTTTCTCATTCTGTTCTTCATTATTAATGAAGATTCCATATCCTAAACCAAGTTCTTTAGCTTGCTGAGCAAAGAAACTACCTTCACTTGCGAGAAAAGTTGTCTTACCTGTATTACCAGAAACTGCTACTGCACCATTTCTACGAACTAATAACATACCTGTAGGAACTTCAAAACAATAAGTAGTGTCGGAAAAAGGAATTCTTTCTTTCTTAATACACTGACCGTCTACTGGTTGATAATTAGTTCTAATAGATAATGAAAAAATATCACTAAATGCAGGACTTCTGTCATCCATAAATCTAGTTAGATGACAATTATATCCTGCTAAAATAGCAATGGCTTGTACTTTATCTGCTACTTCTTTATTTGCAGTATCAAATTTAAATCTGGAATCTGTCCTTCTAGTAGCGTCCCAATAAGAAAGTTCCTCAATAAATTTTTGACACCACTCTTTAGACACAAGAGCTAAATTTATCCAATCAAAGTTTTTATTAAGTTTAATGGATGACTTAACATAATAACCTAAATGACCTCTATTACCATCTTTATATTCAGTGTATTGATACCCACATAAAGATAAAATTTCTTTCAGTCTTTCTTGCTTTCTCTTCTTCTTAAAAGAGAAAGTATATTCATATTCTTTATAGTTCTTAGTATGTCCGTCTGCTTGATAGGCAATTTGTAGTCTATGTTCTGGAAGAAAAGAAACTTCATTTTTATCATCACTTACAAAGGTAGAAGCTGACACATGATGTTTAATTCCTTGTTTGTATTTAACAGTATCTGCCCTTTCTTTAACCAGAACACCATCCTTTTCTATCACCATACTATGACCTTCTGTCACTATAAGATCTACTCTACCCAATGTATCATGTATATGATAACAATGAGTCTGTTCATGTGGATGAACAGCTAATGGTTTAATAAAAGACAATTCTCTATTAGAATCTACTTGTCCAATGTATGTATCTTTAGTAACTTTGTCTACAGTGAGCCATCCAGAAGGTGTTAACACTTCTGTATCTCTGCTAAAAGACTCCGGCCTTGCAAAGATAAAACCAAAATCTCCTTTACGGAGAGAGCCAAGAGACAAATTTAAACTGTTAAGTCTCCATCTAAGACCTGGTGTTTTAATACAATGAGATATTAGACTATTTAAATTAGAAGAAACAAACTTATCTTCTTTTTCTTCTACAAGAGGTTTAGAAAGTTCTGCTATTAAATTATCAAGATCCCTTTGTGTCTTCTTACCTTCTGTAATTTCATATGACACAAGAGAGATTTGTTTAAGAAGACTTTCCTTCTTAATAGTGTTAATGTATTCTAACACAATAGTTTCTTTTACATCTATTGAGAATAGATTGTTTACTACTCCTAGATAGAAAGAAACATTATTTGTAATGTGGGTGTTAACTAACACCAATAGATCGTCCTTAGACAGAACAGTGTTTGGTGTTTCTAAATGGTAAGATGAAACAATTTCAAATAGAATATATAGATCTTCATTTAGAAAACTCTTAGAGATATACTTACTGTAGTTCTTCCATACACTGTAGTCTAATAGACATTTAAGTATTGCTAATTGATGTTCAATAATCTTCTCCTTAAGCCCAATAGGCTTGAATAATTCTATGATTATTAACCACTAAGGTTAGACGTGTTGGTTTAAATGAGGAAGGAACTTTACTAAGTTCCTCAGACAACACTCTGTAATCAACACCATCTTTCTTTAGTTCTTCTTCTACTTCTTCTATATCTCTATAAATTAAACTTAAAGTATTAAACATAATGTACATAACCCCGGAGGGGACTGTTTGTTGCTGCTCTCTCTTCTCTCTTACAATCAGTATAACAAATGTTCAAGAGTTTGTCAAGCACTTTATTTCATCATAAGGAAGTTCTTTAGGATCTTTCTCTGTCAAAATGACAGATGCTTTACACCCTAAAAGTTCCAGTTTTTCCTGCATCTTCATGGCGTTCTTATACATGTCATGATCTAACCATATCAGGAAGGCCCTATATAGGCCCGCCAAGCGATTTAATTTAAGGGTTGGTACCTTACTACTAAGACAAGGCATTGAGTCCTTAAAATGGCTAATTTTAATTGCAGAGATTACATCTTCCACCAAGACAAGCGTATCAGAAGAAGGTACAGACTGATAAATAGGAAGCAAATCACTCAGGTTTCCTTGTGAAAAATATTTGCGATGCTTCTCATCCCTAATGAAATTGCGTGCCTGATAAGCCAGAAGTGCACCAGTGCTATCATACCAAGGATAAATAACTTGTTGTCTACTTTCTGACCAAAGGATGTTATTTTTAACAATGTCTTTTGGCGTAAGCTCATATTGTGTAACCCAATCAAATCCAACTCCAGAAGTTAATAATGTTACATCTTCTGGTAAAAGAGCCCTTTTTGTTTCTTCTTCTGTGATAAACCACTTCGCAATCTTTGATTTACCCGTGTCCCCACATCCGAAGCAATAAGAAGATCCGTCAGAATAAATAGCAACATTATCACGGCTACCACAATTAGAACAAGGGCCATGTCTCAGGAATCTCCCCATAATCTTCTACCTCTGGTTCTACAAAATCATCAATAGATTCTTCAGGTTCCTGTTTCTGAAGGAGAGTTTTATTTCCCACATAAGGAATAACACCAATGGAACGTAAACATTTCTTACAAGTATTTAAATACTCATGTGTTTCCTTATGTTTAAGGGACATTTCATAATCTGTAAGAATAGTGTCACAGCAATCACATCTCATAACTAGTCTCCCAGCTTAAATAACCTGTATTATGTGCAGCGTAACGAGGATTATAGAGTCCAATTACCTTCTTAAAATCAGAATATGTAGCAATATAACTCTTCTTATATTCATCACTAGCATGATCTTTATATACTTTATTCTGCTGAGCTATGAAAGCAATGTCCTTAAACTTATTAGACCAATCAGAAAATTTCTTAATCTTAATACCAACACCAGCTTGATCATGACCAATTAGTTCTGATACAGTCGTTACAACTTTATTTTGATTAGCAAGTCGTAGATAAATAGTAATTAGACTAATATGAAAACTACTAGTTTTATAATATTCATCTAAATGAACAACAGCTTTGTCTTTATCACTCCAAATTAAAGAAATTTCTGGAACATCCTGTTCTTTTAGAAGTTTATTTACATATAAAAGATTTTCTTCAAAGCATGAATAAAGATTTGTTAGCTTTAAATATAGACCAGAAATCCCTTCTAGTTTCTTGTAAGATGTTCTAAATCCATAACATTCAAAATCATCTTCAATCTTAGAAGAAATGATAATGTCATTAAAATAATCACGACACTTAAAAGGTTGAGTAATTTCTTTAAAAGTATCTTGATGTTCTGTAGGAATAATCACTTGCCAACGAATGGGATTCGATTGATTATTTTCAATTAAACTATGTTCTTCAAAGTCTTTAATAAATTTCATGATGTAATTGCCTCAATATACTTAGTTACATTGCTACCTTCAATGCCAGGAGCACTATTTACTTCAATGATGAACAGTTCATTGTTCTTCTCATTATAACCAATATCAACACCTTTAAAGAAAGATGAAGTCACTTTAGATGCTTTTAAAGCCAGTTCACGTAAGCCTTCCGGCTCATGCACATTCTCCGAACAGAACACATACCCATTCGCTGTATTACGAATTTTGGTTTCGCGTAAGCCTTCAAAAGAACTCTTCTTTCGTTTCTCAAGCACTTGTACAACGCTGTCTTTATAGATGTGGATACGAAACTCACGCTTTTTCTTTTTATAAATTGTGTACACTGGAGCCAATACAAAGGGCGATGCCTTTTCCAAAATAATAATTCCCTTACCTTTAGAGCTGCGGATAAGCTTTCTAGCGAAGAG